CATTGATGGTGTCATGAGAAAAATGATTGGTGCGTTCGCACCGTATGCACACTTAGATGAAATGATAGATGACTTTTCTTTCTTGGCATCTAAAAACTATAGAGGTTTTGTTGCACATGCAAAACAATTAGAAGATGATTTTGTTAAAGCTGCAGAAGGCATGGGCAAAGGTTTTTCTGATGAAAATTTAGTTAATGTTGCTAAACAAACATTAAGAGAATATGAATTAAAACTACAAAGAGATCCATCTGGTAATATTATACCATCAGAAGTTCGTGATAAATTAATTAATGTTTTAAAAAACCAAATAATAAAACCAGTTGGCGAAGGCAGAACACATGGCTTACGTGACGTATACCAAATGAAAGGATTACGTGAACAACTTGATGATTTACTAGCACCACTTAAAGATAAGACATTAGCAGAAACATCTTATGCAGATGACATATCAAGATTAATGAAAGCGTGGGAAAATGATGTAGCATCAATAGAAAGAATGGGTTATCCTGACGTGGCAAAAGCTTTTGATGCGTACGATAAATTTGTATCATCAGGTTTAATGTTATACGGAACCAACGTGGGTAAAGCAGCAGCTGGTGGTGAAGTTGCAACAAGAGGATTTGGTGTTGTACTTAATAATAGCACGACACGTGGTTCACATAGTTTATGGGATACAGTAATTAAATCTGCAAGAGCAGGCAATCCTAATAGTAAAGCAGAAATACAAGCACTTAGAAGAATTGTAGGCGACCGTGGATATGTAAATGGTTTAGGTATGTACATAAGAGATTCTTTTGATGCAGCAATAAAAGAAAAAGAAGGAGTACAGTTTTTTGACGCAGCAGCATTTAGAGGTGCACTTGGTATAGGAACAACTGGACCATTAAATAGATTATTTAAAGAAGCATTACCAGGACCAACAGTATCTAAATTAGAAATATTTGATCCAGCAACAGGAATATTTAAAAAGTTTGATGATGAAATATATGAAACTGGTGTAGGTAAAGGTTTAAAAGAAATATTAGGGGAAGAAGTTCCTGAAGGCATGATGAAAACAAATGCAACAAGGTTACCAACGTTAGCAGAGTTTGATGATTTAACAAGAGTATTAGAAAAGTTATTTGAAAACGGTGTGCCTAGTGGTTCTAAGTTTATGATGCGTCGTGCAACAATGGCCGGAACTAGAGGAGCTGCACGTTCTTTATTACCATCGACTGCAATTGGCAGAGGTGTGGCAGAGGGTGCAGGTGTTATTGGCGTAGGTCCTTTAATGGCAAGTGCCGCAGCATTTTTAATTAACTATGGCGGTAAAGTTTTAACAAATCCAGTTGCAATTAGAGTGTTAAAAAATTTAACTGATGTAAATCTACCTAGCACAATTAGACAAGCAAACTTTGCTAGATTAGTTAGAATGTATCCAGAAGAGTTTGCAGCGTTTGATGCAGACCTTGCAGAAATGGAACAAGTACAAAAAGAATACAACAGAAATTCTAGAGTTGCACAAAAAGTAAAATCAACAAGACAAAACGTTATGGAGGGCATAGGAGAGGCAATACAACAAGCACCATCTATTCCAGGAAAAATATTTGACAGTCCTCTTAATCCTAAAATATTAGATTTATTACCTAGTCAATCACCACCGTTAGGTGCACCACAGTTTGCACCAGAAGCAGCAGATGCTTCTGTCGGCGGTTATGATTCTGCCAGTGCAGGGTCGGTGATAAATAGGAACCAGAATTTTAACCCAGCAGCAGCTGGCGCGTTATATACAGGTAATACAGATGCAGCACTTGCTGCACAGTATGGTGGCGGAACACAATACGCCGCAGGAGGTGGGCTAATGGAAATGAATCCAATAATGAATAACCAAGGTAAATATGTCAAACCACAACAAGGCATGAATGACAATCCGTTTACTAAAAAAGGTATAGGGAGTTTAGTGTGAGCAGTTTAAAAAAAGGTGTATTAACATCTGGTGATAATTTTTCTAGACGAGAGGATATAAGAAACCGAAGAGGTGAAATGTTTAGACAATTTAAAAATTCTTTGTCTCCTCAAATATCTGAAAGAAGAAATAATATTGTTGATGCAGCAAAAAATTCTGGTGTATTAGGACCTATTATAGAAAGTTATGAAAAAATAGATCCGTATTTACCTGACGTAGATATAGGGGACAAATCAATAAGGTACGACTACGAGAAGCCTATGGGCCCAGGTATCTTTAGTCTTGGTGGTCAATATGATATTGACGATAATCAATACGGTTTAGATTTTGGATACAAATTTAGTTTTGATGATGGAGGAATAGCATCATTACCAACACCAGAAGGAATGCAAGAAAGTGAAAGAGTTCCTTTAACAGACGAACAAAAAGATTATTTATACGATTACATGTTAGACTTTATGTTTAAACAAAAACAAAGAGAGCAAATGGAAAACGAAGGTAGAATACCTCCGTTCAATTATTTTGACATGGAAGTATGACCTTTAAAGATATAGTATGGTTAGTTGGTGTTGTTCTAGCTTTAGGCGGAACGTGGGGTATGACTTCACAAAGAGTATCTGCATTAGAAAAAGACATGGATAGATTAGAAACATCATTACAATTATTATATTCTATAGATTCACGTATTGCTGTCATAGAGACAGAGATAAAACACATCAACGAAAAGTTAGACAGGTAAGGGGCCGCTTGGGGAAAGAATGTACGGTATACTGTCGCTAATTGGGAAAAAATATGGCAAGGATGCGATGCGTCGTGTTCTTGCTGTAGCCCAAAATTTTCCTGATGATCGTTTTGTTAGATCAATGCGTAACCCTGCTTTTAGAGATGAATCTAGATTTGGTGCAGCAGAAGGCATTATGGAAAACGCTTCCAAATATTTAACAGCAGATAATAATCCAACACCTTACAGTGGTATTATGTCAACGCTTCGTGCTAAAATAAATAACGATAACGTCACAAAAGATTTAATAAATTATTACCGCGCTAATCCTGATGAGTACAACAAAATAAATCAAGCAGGTAGAACATATTGGGGTGAGTTTGGTGGAGATAGATACATAGATGACCTAGCACAAAATGCTATTGCTAGCATGGCAAAAAGAAATTTTGCACAACGTGGTTTAACTGACTATGAAAAATATATGATTGCACTTGCAAGACAAAGAAGACAATCAATGGCTAAAAACCAAAATGTTATTCCCTTTCCAAAGCAGGATTAATGTGATATAATGCCGCAGTGCAAATCGTACAGAAATATAATTACGCAGATTTAAAAAGAAAAGATGGTGCAACAAGATTGTACCTTACACCTGAGGGTGAAGCATTACCTTCCGTTACCACAATATTATCGAAAACTAAAGACAAAACGTTTTTAAAAGAATGGCGTGCACGTGTAGGGGAAAAACAAGCAGAAAAAATTATATCTGATTCCTCACAAATTGGAACCGCGCTCCACCTATATATAGAACATTATGTGAACGAACATGCATACAAGGATCTTACAGATATAGGCATCCAAGCGGGGAAAATGGCCCAGGTAATTATTGATCACGATGAAGGGTTAAAAAAAATTAGCGAAGTATGGGGATCAGAAGTACATTTGTATTATCCTGGTAAGTTTGCAGGCACTACAGATATGGTTGGTGTATATGATGGCAGGCCAACAATTATAGATTTTAAACAAACAAATAGACCAAAGAAAAGAGAATGGGTGCAGGATTATCTAATGCAATTATCTGCATATGCGATGGCACACAATAAATTATTTGATACAGAAATAGATCAAGGTGTAGTGCTCATGTGTTCACGTGATTTATTATTTCAAAAATTTGAATTAAAAGGTGAGAATTTTGTGCGTGCAGGTGAAGCTTTTATGAAAAAATTAGACTTGTATTTACAATCTTTGCTTTAAATCCAACTAGCTAATTCTTCTCCATTTATTTCACTAGCAATATTAACTTTATTTCTTAACGCTTGTATTATTTTTTCATCTACAGTTTGTTTTGCCACTAAATCAATGTATAATACTGGATTTTTTTGACCTATTCTGTGCGCTCTATCTTCTGATTGTATTCTTTTTTCTAAATCATAATTATTAGAATAATATACGACGGTGCTAGCTTGTGTCAGTGTAATACCATATCCACCTGTTTGTGTGTTGCCTATAAAAAAACGTATAGGATTTTTTTCGTCTTGAAATTTATTTATACAAGCTTGTCTATCTTCTTGTTTAGTTGCACCATAATAAGTGCAATATGATGTAGGGCCAAATTCTTTTTTAATGGCACTTTCTATCGTATTAATATCATGTATATAATTAGCCCAAATTATTACTTTGCCAGTTGTTTCTCCTAGTATTTGCATCAACTCATCTAGTCTAGAATTTTTTAAATTAATAATATCACCACTATCTGTTTTCATGTGACCACAAGTAATTTGATGTAATTTTATTAATTGTGTCAAAACATTGACAGCTGTTGCTGGTTCGCCTTTTAGTATTGTTATGGCACTTGTCTTCATTTCACTGTAAGCTTTTTTCTGTTCATCACTTAATTCTATAATTCTTTTTGTAAAAATTTTATCAGGTAAATCTAAACAATCTTTTTTTAAAATACGGTATGAATGTGGCGACACTAATTTACCTAATTCTTTTAAATTCTTAAATTTAACTATTTTTTGAAATTTATGAGTGCCTCCTGCTGCACTAGCTGTAATTAACACAGCATATTTTGTGCGAAAAGCGTAAAAACTTTGTTGTCCTAATATTTCTGGTTCTAAAAAATCCATTTGTGACCACAAATCCATAGGGGATTGTGTCACTGGTGAACCTGTTAATATTCTTTTGTAAGGTGCCTCTTTACTTAATTCTAATATGTTTTTTGTTCTCTTTGCTTGTGGGTTTTTTATTGTCGTGCTTTCATCTACAATCATCATAGATTTACCAGATAGAAATAACTTTGCGTAATAACAACCTTTTTTAGTAGACAATGATTCTACGTTCATAACAAATATTTTTAATTTAAAATTTTCTGCATTACGTATTGCTTTTAATTGTAATTCATATTTTTCTGTAATATTTGGTTTCCAAGCAAGCACATCTTTCTCTATGTAATCGGGAACGTGAACTGGGATTTCTTGATCTACCCAGTTCATATACGTACCCTTAGGAGCAACTACTAATAATCTGTCTATTCGACCTTTGTTGTATAAAATACAAGCATTGTCTAATGCTATCTTTGTTTTACCTGTGCCCATTTCAGCAAAAATAGCAAAAGCTTTTTTATTCCAACACTTCTTCAATGCATCTTTTTGATGCTCAAACGGCTTCGTCTTAAATTTATACATTTAGTCTTTCTTTATTCTTGTAATGCATTATATACTATGTTATAATAAGAGTCAAGAAAGAGAATATGGCAAAAGTATACATACCGCAAGTAATGGATTATAACGTTCGTTCAGCTGAAAAGTTTGGCGATTTAAAAGTTATGTTACCAGATAATAAACAAATGATTTTAGCATCTGGACCTTTAACATTTAAACTTAAACAAGAATTAAAAGAATTTAGTGATGATGACTACTTGCTTTTAATTGGTGACCCTGCTATAATAGCAGTTTGCGGTGCAATTGCTGCAAAGAATAATGGTGGTAGATTTAAGGTTCTAAAGTGGGACCGTAATGATAAAAGATACTACGATTTAGAAATAGATTTGAGAGGTTGATATGACAAGTTTAGATCCAAAAGATTTAGTTATGCAAATGCAAGAAGATGCTGAAACTATACCTGAAGATAACATGGGTAAGATTGGTGCAGTAGCTACAGACATTGCAGAAACAGAAAACGAAATACAAAAAATAAAAGAAGAATTAAAAAGAAAAGAAGATTATAAAACAAAATTATCAGAAGAAGTTTTACCTAGTCTTTTTTCAGAAGTAGGATTATCAGAATTAAAATTGTCTGATGGTCGTAAAATTAAAGTTTCCGAGTATTACCGTGCAGCTATTAAAGTAGAGAATAGAGATGCAGCATATACTTGGCTAAGAAACAATGGATTTGGTGATTTAGTAAAGAACCAAGTCACTTGTAGCTTTGGAAGGAATGAAGATGAGAAAGCTAGTAGTCTTATATCTGATCTCAATGAGAAAGGATTAGAGCCTGCACAACGCGAGTGGGTCGAACCTTCCACCCTTCGCGCATTCGTCCGTGAACAATATGAGGCAGGCAGAGAACTTCCTATGGATCTTCTTGGTGCTTATATTGGTCACAAAACAACAATTAAATCTGAATAAGGTAAATTATGAATACTAAAAATGTAAAAACTAAAGATACTTTGGATCTAGCTGTTTTAGCAGAAGATTCAAAAGCCATGAGTGGTTTTGGTACTATAAACCTTGCAAGAGATACAGCTATTCCTTACATTAGCATCTTGCAAACATCAAGCCCTCAAGTGAATCCATCAAAAGCAGAGTATATAGAATCTGCAAAAGCTGGACAACTGTTCAATACAGTTACACAAGAAACCTTTGATAAACTCGAAGTCATTCCTGTTTTCTACCACCTCAAATATGTAGAGTGGAAACCTAGAGAACAAGGTGGAGGGTTTATTGACTCACATAGTGCCGACAGTGGCATTATTGGACAAACTAAACGTGACCCTATGACCGGTAAACAAGTATTACCAAATGGTAATCATATCGTTCAAACAGCTTATCATTTTGTATTAATGTTAAGTGGTGACGGATACCAAAATGCTGTGATTAGCATGTCTTCAAGTCAACTCAAGAAGAGTAGACGTTGGAACAGCTTAATGCTATCGCAAAAAATTAAGGGTCCACAGGGTATGTTTACACCTCCTACGTATGCATTTACTTACAATCTATCGACTGTAAGTGAATCTAACGACAGAGGTAGTTGGTTTGGGTTCTCTATTGAGAAAGGTAATCAGGTAACTGATGCTTCCATCTATGGTGAAAGCAAAGCTTTTGCACAATCCGCAGCGTCTGGCGCTGTGGATGCAAAGCCAGAAACCCCCAAATTAATATCAGAAGAAAAACCAAGCGAAGAATCAGTACCGTTTTAATAAATAAAAAGGAACTGGAGGGTTCGTGGAAGTTGAGAAATTTAAACTTATATTTGAAGGTTTAGATGTAGCTTATGGTCAGCACCAGCCGAATGGCTCACGTGCTGACGGTAAGCAGCAAGGTAAATCTTATATAGTTAGACAGGAAGTTACAGATGAGCTTTGGCAAAAACATTTGGAGGGAGAGGGTCCGTCTCTTGGTATTATTCCTATTAGGGCTGATAATACTACTAAGTGGGGATGTATTGATATTGATAGTTATCCTTTGGACCATGGTGCTCTATTCAAAAAAATAAAAAAATTAAATATACCTTTGGTATACTGCAAATCTAAGAGTGGAGGTGCACACTTATTTTTGTTTATGAAAAAAACAATTGCATCAAAATTAATAAGAAATAAATTAACACAGATAGCTGCATTAATAGGCCATTCTACGTCAGAAATATTTCCTAAGCAATCTAGTATATCATTAGAAAAAGGTGACTTAGGTAATTTTTTAAATTTACCATATTACAATGGTAATAAATCAGTGCGTTATGCATTAAAAGAAAATGGCACAACAGCGTCTTTAGAAGAATTCTATGAGATTTACAGTAGAAACGTTGTAGATAACATAGATGATGTTGGGGGGAAAAATAGTGAAGAAATTATAAAAGATGGACCACCTTGTTTGCAGGCTCTATGTGGACAAGGTTTTCCTCCTGGTACACGAAATAACGGATTATTTAATATTGGTGTGTATACAAAGAAATTTGATCCAGACAATTGGGAAAGATTATTAGAAGAGTATAATCAAAAATATATGCAACCACCACTAGATCACAAAGAGGTTGCCACAGTTGTAGCGCAATTAAATAAAAAAGGTTATCAATACAAATGTAAAGATCAACCTATTAGTTCTTTTTGCAATGTAAACGTTTGCAAGACAAGAAAGCACGGTGTTGGTGCAGAGAATGTATCACAACAGTTAGGATCTTTATCTAAGTTAGAAACAGAACCACCTATATGGTTTTTAGAAATACCTACAGATGATAATGAACAAGATCTTAAAATACAATTAACAACAGAAGAATTACAAATACAAACAAAGTTTCAGAAGAGGGTTATGGAAGTATTAACCATGATGCCTCCTTTGATGAAGGCGTCTGATTGGCAACAATTAGTGAATAGTAAGATGCAGAGTGCTCTTAAAATTCCTGTGTCAAATGACGGATCTGTGTCCGGCCAGTTTTTAGCTCACCTCCAGGAGTTCTGTACTGGTCGTGCACAGGGACAAGTAAAAGAAGATATATTATTACGTAAACCTTATACAGAGGCAGGTAAAATATATTTTAGACTGCAAGATTTACATGCATATCTTATACGAAATAAGTTTACACACTACAGCAATACAGGTCAAATTATTGCTGAGTTGCGTAAAATAAATGGAGAACATAAATTTTGGAAACTAAAGAACAAGGGAGTTAACACATGGGGTGTACCATCTTTTGATGAACAAGATTCAGAATACGAAGTGAGGAAACAAGATGCCACACCGTTTTAAACTACCAAAAATAAAAAAGGGAATGAAAAGTGAACAGATAGCCATACTGTATTTAATAGAAAAAGGTTATTTTGTTTTTAAAAATTTATACGGCGTAGGACCTGCAGATCTTATTGCTATTAATGAAAAAGGTGCATTAGAAATATACGATGTAAAGAGTGAAAGTTATCGTAAAACATGGAAGCCAGGAACACGTATATGTAGAAAACTAACACAAGAACAAAAGAAATTAAAAATGAAATTTATATTTGTAGACAAGAATGGAGGGTGTCGCATTGCCGGACGTTAATATAATATTAGGACCACCTGGCACAGGTAAAACTGAAAACTTACTGCGGATCGTGGACCAGGAACTTAAAAGTGGTACACCACCTGATAGAATTGCATTTGTAAGTTTTACAACAAAAGCAACAAATGAAGCACGTGATAGAGCAAAGGTAAAATTTAATTTAACAGACAAAGATTTTCCTTATTTTTGTACGCTGCATGCATTTGGTAAAAGGCAGATGGGATTTACAAAATCAGAAATTATGGACAATAAAGATTATTTAGAATTTTCTGATAAGTATGGTGTAGATTTAAAAAGAGTTACAACTGATTGGGAAGAGAATGGCGTTGTGTCTACCGACAATAAATATTTAAGAGATATAAATAAGTCAAAGATGCAAGATTTAGAATTACAAGATTTTTATAACGCAGCTAATTTAGATTATGCTTGGGAAGAATTGTTGTGGGCTTATCGTTCTTTTGAAGATTATAAACAAACAAATAACAAATTTGATTTTACAGATATGTTGACACAGTTTACACAGTTTGGACACACACCACCTCTTGATGTTGTTATTGTAGATGAAGCACAAGATTTGACAAAGTTACAATGGAGAATGTGTGAAAAGATATGGGCTAATTCTAAAAGAGTGTACATAAGTGGCGATGATGACCAGGCAATATTTAGATGGGCTGGTGCTGACATTGAGCATTTAATTAAGATGGATGGCAATATAAGTGTTTTAAATCAATCATATAGAGTTCCTCTTGATGTGCATTTAATAGCAACACAAGTTGTGTCAAGAATTAAAAACAGAAGACCTAAAGAGTGGGCACCAAGAGCATATAAAGGAGAAGTTAGATACCATGCATATCCTGGTGCTGTTGATGTTTCTGAAGGTAATTGGTTAGCACTTGCAACATGCAGCTACATGCTAAATGATATTGAAGAAGATTTACGCCACTTAGGATTGCCTTATACAATTTATGGCAAGACACCAATTAAACAAGATTTGTTAAAAGCTATTAGTGCTTGGAAAAGATTAAATCAATTTGAACAATTAAATTACAATGACGTTGCGGCTATTTATGCAAATCTAAAAACAGGTTTTAATATAAAAAGAGGTTACAAAACTTTAAAAACATTAGAAGAAGGGCAAATGTATGATTTAGAATCATTGACAATGCACCATGGATTAATAAATGCTGGTGTGCCTTGGGATGTGGCTTTTACTACAATAGGAGAAAAAGATAAATCGTATGTGATGTCATTAGAAAAACATGGAGGATTAGGTGTAGATCCAAAAATAAATTTAAGTACAATACACATGGCAAAAGGTGGAGAATGTGATAATGTTATGTTATTAACAGATTTGTCTCGTGCAAATCAAAATGAAATGGAAGTTAATCCAGATGATACAGATAGAGTTTTTTATGTAGGCGCAACTCGTGCGAAAAAATCACTGCATATTATAAACCCCCAAACAGAGAGAGGATATTTCATATGATAAACAAAGAAGAAATATTAAAGAAGGCAAAAGATCTTGTCGCTGGTGACAGGAACAAAACACATGGAGATGCATTTAAAAATCATGCAGAGATTGCAGAGTTTTGGAATATATTTCTAGACAAAAAATTACAACCAATGGCTAGTATCACAGCTGAAGATGTAGCTTTAATGATGGTGCTATTAAAAATATCTAGACACACGCAAGGAACGAAAAACAATTTGGATAACTTCATTGACATGTGTGGTTATGCAGCAATAGCAGGAGAAATTAATGAATCAGGATCTTTTTAGAAAAGACGAAGTAAAAGCAGAGTGGTTGCATCCCACAGAAACACCTTCAATGAAGGGTAAAGACGTGGTAGCAATTGACTTGGAAACGTGTGATACAGAGTTAAAAAAGATGGGTCCTGGTTGGCCTAGAAAAATTGGATCTGTTATAGGTATTGCTATATCCAGTGGTGACTTTACTGCTTATTATCCTATAGCGCACGAAGGTGGTGGTAACATGGATAAATCAATTATCGTAGAGTATATTAAAGAAGTGTGTGAAGATGAGTCTATACAAAAAGTATTTCACAATGCACAGTATGACATTGGATGGTTATCTACTTTAGGTATAGAGGTAAAAGGTTACATACATGACACTATGATAGCTGCTGCATTATTAAATGAGAATAGATATTCTTTTACATTAAATAGCATGGTAGCAGAGTATTTAGGTGAGTTTAAAAATGAATCATTATTAAAAGCGAAAGCAGAAGAATTGGGGTTAGACCCTAAAGCTGATATGTATAAAATGCACGCATCATTTGTTGGGGAGTATGCAGAAGCAGACGCTAAATTGACATGGCGTTTACACGAAAGATTTATTACTGAAATAGAAAAAGAAGATTTAACAAAAGTATATGATGTAGAATGCAGATTAATACGTGTTATATTTAACATGACTAAACGTGGTGTACGCGTAGACATGGAGAAAGCATTTGGTCTTAAAAAGAAATTACTTAACAAAGAAAAACAATACTTAAAAAGAATAAAAGATTTAGTAGGTCAAGATGTACAAATCAATGCAGCACGGTCTGTGGCCCAGGCATTTGATAGTGTTAATTTAGAATATCCTAGAACAGCACTTGGAGCTCCTAGTTTTACACAAACATTTCTTGAAACACATGCACATGAATTACCACGCATGATAACAAAGGCACGTGTGTTAAACAAACTACAAGGAACATTTGTTGATGGTGTAGCTAAATATGTACACAATGGTAGATTACATGCACATATAAACCAGATACGTGGCGATAATGGTGGCACAGTGACAGGTAGGTTTTCTATGTACGCTCCTAATTTACAACAGATGCCTATAAGAAATGAATATGGATCAGAGTTACGTAAAATATTTATACCAGAGCAAGGAGAGTATTGGTTGTCTGCTGACTATTCACAACAAGAACCTAGAATATTGACACATTTTGCCATATTAAATAAAAATGCAGGCGCAGAAGAAGTGCAACAAGCATTTGTAAAAGGATTAGACTTTCATAAACAAACAGCAGAGATGGCAGGAATTGATCGTAGACTAGCTAAAACAATAGGTTTAGGGGTAATGTATGGCATGGGGTATAAAAAGATGGCTGTGGACCTAGATATAGCTCCTATGGAGGCAAAAGAAATGTTAAAAGAGTTTAGAGAAAAAGTTCCGTTTATGCAGGGTATGTTAGAGGCTGTAATGAATCGTGCAAACCAAATAGGATCTGTAAGAACATATTTAGGACGTAGATGTAAATTTGATCTATGGGAGCCCTCTTGGTACGAAGCTGGTGTATTTCATAAAGCATTACCACACAATGAAGCAACAACAAAATGGGGTGGTTCTATAAAAAGAGCTGGCACATATAAGGCATTGAATAGGTTAATACAGGGCACAGCTGCTGATCAAACTAAAAAAGCCATGGTTGATATATACGAACAATTGGGTATAATACCGCTTATACAGGTTCATGATGAGTTGAATTGTAGTGTAAAATCTGATAAAGAGGCAAAAGAAATAAAAGATATGATGGAAACATGTATAGATTTAAAAGTGCCTTCTAATGTTGATTACAAAATTAAGGATAACTGGGGAGATGCCAAGTGAGCATAAATAAAGAAACAAGGAAAAAAAGATTAGAGAATAAAAAGAATAGCTTTGCTATTAATCCGGAGCAGATGGAATTTGAAAGAAGAAAAGTACTTGAACAAATGTCTACGAAAATTGATCGTAAAAAGCTCAACAATATGGCAGCAGTTGCGGCGACAAAAGAACCAGAGTACTTTGACGAAGAAGGAAACAAACGCGAACCGACGATGCGCATATTATCACTCGGGGCAGGGGTACAGTCTTCCTGTTTGGCACTCATGGCGCAAGAAGGATTAACAAAACATAAACCAGACTACATGATATTTGCAGACACTGGGTGGGAACCTAAGTTTGTGTATGAACATGTAGAATATTTAAAGAAAGCAATAACAATTTGTCCGCTGATCACTGTGGAAAGAGGTAACATCCGCGAGGATCTTATCAAAGCAGCGAACCCAGAACCAGGGTCTAGAGAAGAGGAAAAATCGTTTGCTGGACGTGTACCAAACCCACCGTTGTTTGCTGCTCGTCCTGGTGGAAGAGTAGGAATGCTTTATCGTCAGTGTACACATGATTATAAAGTTATTCCTATTCAAAAAAAGATTAGAGAGTTGTTAGGTATTAAACCACGACACCGTGTTAAGAAAGGCATGTTGGTTGAACAGTGGATTGGTATATCTACCGACGAGGCTATGCGTATGAAAAACGCTAGGCTACCATGGTTAACATCACGTTGGCCTTTAATAGAAATGAAGATGTCTCGTATGGATTGTCTTCAGTGGTATCGTGATATTAAAAAACACCCTATGCCAGGTAAATCATCGTGCATAGGGTGCCCTTATCATCATAACGACCAATGGAAAAACATGCAAAAGAATTATCCGGAAGATTTTGCAGATGCATGTGAAGTTGATGATAAGATTAGACATGGTTTAAAGAATACAACATCAGAATTGTTTTTGCACAAATCAGCAAAACCACTTCGCGATATAGATTTCTTGGAACCAAAAAAACAAGCTTCATTATTTGGCGAAACATTCGATGAGGAATTTGCCGATGAGTGTGAAGGATTATGTGGAGTATAGAATGAAAGAAAAAATATTAGAGAGAAAAAAAGAATTAGAAAAACAAGGAAAAGATCTTATTGATAAAATTAATCAAGGTAAAGAAGCAATTAGAAACATGGAGTCAAGTGTTGGACAAATACAAGGTGCAATACAACAGTGCAATTGGACAATAGATCAAATGGAGTTGACAGATGACAAATCATTGGCGAAAAAATGAGGAAATGGCCGTTTGGGGCTATGACAAAAAAACCAAGGGTTTCCGCCAAATAAAAGAGGCCGTAAAGGCACCGCTAGCAGGGTTTAAACTAATGACCCGGGTGATTCTATGGTCAATTTTTATTGTTTTTTACTTTTTTATCTTTGTTTTGCTTGTTTCTGGTTGTTCGTTCATAAAAAAGAATAATGATGAAATTAAAATTACAGATTTACCTCCAATTGAATACGAAGAACCTGTTGTTGATAAAATAAATATTGTTTCATGTATAAAAATGTTACCGGAATGCAATGCCTAAATATATTTTACAAACATACAAAGAAAAAAGAAAAGTATATCCGTACGAAGAAACAACAGCATATTATTATGGACCTAAAGAAAGTTGGATGAAAGAAGTTAAGAATGATAAAAAGAAAATTAGAAAGATATCTGCAAGTACTAAATAATATAGATTCAGATCAAGATAAATTTTTATGGATTATGGATTTTGGAAAAAATTCTAGAGACATGAATAAAGATCATAAAGTTAAATCATTTGAGATTCCTGGATGTCAATCACAGACATGGTTAGTACCACATTTTGTTGACGATAAAATATATTTTAGTGCTGACTCAGCTGCATTGATTAGCAAAGGCATGGTCTGTATTATTGCGGACGTGTACAGTGGATCTAGGGCCCAGGATATTAATGATTTTAATCAAAAAGAGTTTGAGAAAATGAATCTTGATTCATTGTTAACACCAGGAAGAAACAATGGTGTGCACAGTATGTTAAAAAAAGTAAAATTTTATGCCAAAGAAAATAATAATAAAGTGGCTGTTTAGACTTTATATTGCATGGTCTTTATCTTTGGACGTTAGTATAATTTTAGGTCTTATATATTATTTCTTTATTCTTTAGTCCCACTTTGCTTTAGCGCGTAGAGACCATCTTTCAAATGCTGCTGCATCTATTTCTTTTTTAACCATTTTGGCACCAGCTGGCACTTCATTGTATAATGCAATTACTTCACCGTCTTCTATGTGTACAATACCAGGTCCACAAAAAGCATCCTTATCATAACCTGTATTTTTCTTCTTCATTAGTCTTACTTCTTTCATACAAGAAGATAATGATTTCATAGGAATGTATTGTGTCATTTGAGTATTTTGATCATTCATGTTACCAAAAACAAACATGAGTATTACGCTAATGACTTCCATTTTGCCTTACTTTGTCCTCAAGTTTTTCTGTATCTATAATTAATTTTTCTATGTCTTGCTGAGCTCTTTTTATGTTTACGGTATTTGACATCATACCTTCCATTTCTTCTTGCATAGCCTCAATTTGAGCTGCCATAAATTCTATAAGCATATCTTGTTGACTATCCGCGGGCAAATTGCCCATTTCACCACGAGGCCATTTAATTCTAAATTCTGTATTTTTATCAACATCAGCAATCATTAGTTTGCCATTTGTTTCAATATTATTCAGGCGTTCAATAATCCCAAAATAACTATACACTCCAATCCCAACGGCCGCGAGTATGCTGAGAAGATTTCTCATAGGCATACTGATCGCTGTGTTATCAGATACCTTCATTACTTAGCTAAAGGATTGTCAGCCTTCTTTTTTATTTCTTTAATTTGTATGTCTTGTAATTCGTTTTCTTTTGATACAATTGCAGTTTGTTTAGAAAGTTCTTCAAGATCTTCTTCTATTTCCCAACCATACTCTTCTAACATTTGAAGTTTGTTTAGAATAGGTTGCAAATCAGCAGGTTCAGGTAGCATGGCTATTTGCTCTCTAACTTTACCAATTTCTTTAAATACAGATGTTAGATCAACTTGTTCTGGCATCTCTTCTCTTACAGCTACAAATTCTTTTAAAACCCATGTCATGTCTTGTGTTTCAGGAATACTATCCTCTACTGCATCAATACGATCTATAAGTTCTATTTTATTTTGATTTATTTTTTTATTTATTGCGCCCACATCAACAGCTGGTGTTGCTTCTATTGCATCAAGACGTGTATTAAACTGGCCCCAGGTGTAAAAACCTCCGCCTATGGCCCCTATAACGCCAATTAATGCGGCATATGTGCTTAATTTCTCTATAATTTTCATTCTATTCTCCTCTCAAGAGCTTTAATTCTATCATAATTCCAGCTTTTTGTATAGCCAATTCTTCCAGCTCCTGTTTGTACACAGTCACCGGATCTGTCTGTATGTAGGCTATTAAAGTAACATTTGTGTATATTTCTTTGTTGTATTGAATCATGCTTGCTTGGTCAAAGAAATCGTCATTTACTTTGTATTGGAGGCCCTTATCCTTGTAAAAATCCTTACTTTCGTATGAATCTAGGCTAACGACCTCCTTAAATATATCTTTTGGGTTGACGGTTATTTTTATTTCACCGACATCCACGTCTTTAATCTTTATATTCTTGCTGACTTCGATATTCTTAGTCTTGATTCCTCCTTTGTCAGCAACATCTGTGTCTCCCACTGTCTTTTCTTCATTCGAAGCAGTCTCTGAAACGCTTTCTTCCGATCCCGACTCTTCTTCCAGTGTTTCTTCAGAACCTTCGCTAGATTCTTCATCCTCTTTGGGGTCTTCCATGGTATCTTCATTTTCAGCTACCTCCATTTCTTCTGCCTCTTCTTCAGGCATTTCCATGGTATCTTCCTCTGTTTTCATCTCCATGTCAACAGTTTCTTCTTCTGCCATGTCCATTTCTGCAGGTTCTTCCTTGACTTCTTCCATGTTTGGTTTATCTTCCTCCATTTCCATTTCCACAAATTCTTCTTCCATCTCCATTTCAGTAGGTTCTTCTGTCATCTCCATTTCTGGCATTTCTTCTGATATGATTGTAAATGCGTCTTCCATGTCTGCAGGCATTTCCATGTCAGGCATTTCTTCTGGCATTTCCATGGCCATTTCTTCAAATTCTTCTGGCATCTCTATAATTTGAAATTCTTCTGGCATTTCATACACGGTAAAATCTTCTTCAAAAAAATCATCCTCAAAATAAAAATCATCTTCCCACGTAAAATATTCTTCTTCAAATGTAAAATCTGGTTCTTCAAATATATCTTCTGGTATGTCAGGTATATTTTCTTCTATGTCATCTATTGCATCAGCTGCGTCATCGTCTATTGGATTGTACTCGGTGTTGTTGTAGGTCATTGTAACCTTTGCACCAAGTAAGTTTGGTCCTTGTCTAGATTGATTAGTATAATTACTGTCAACACCACGCCATGACCAATCAAACTTGTTTGCACCCACATCGTTGTGTGTAACTGTGTCAGTGTACTGCCCACATGCTGACGATATGCCAGCGGCACTTGAGCCCGGATAACCATTACAATTACCTTGGAATCCTGTAACTTCGTTTCTTGTCTGTGTTGTTGTACTTAGTACATTACCACTTGAATCTTTTAATACTATTGTGGTTGTATGTGTGTCATTTGCACCGCCTTTAGATTCACAATTACCTTCTGTGCTTTCGCAGTTTGCAACGTCAATGTGACTATTTAATGTTACACCATTATCTAACATTTGTTGTGTTATGGAGTTTGTTGTTAATCCTACATCTTCAACAGATACTGTAGTATCACCTGTTACTTCAAAATCACCACCTACGCTGTATTTATATCCACAGTTAGATTGATTAGTACAAGTAATATCAAATCCACCTACAGTGCTGCCGTTGGTAACGTAACCGGAACTAGATCCAGAATGTATTTGATCTGTGCTACTGGATCCCCAGTCTACACCATCATTTGCGTTTGGTAATAAATTTCCTGTAGTTACTTCTACACTATTCGCCGTGCATGTTAACAGGCACAGGGTCAATAACAGGCTCGATATCGTTAACTTCATTTTCTTCCTTTAATGTAAGTAGTTCTTGTTCAATTCTTTCTGCCTCTATTCTTGCTGCTTCTGCCTCTTCGGCAGCTATTCTCTCTGCCTCTATTCTTTCTTTTTCTGCAATTTCAGCATTTATTTTAGCGACTACTTGTTCTTTAGCAAGATGTTCTTCGTAATCAGGTCTAAGTTCAGGGTATTTTTCCCACATTTCCGCGGCCTGTGGACCTATGAGGCCTGAGTATGGGCATGGTGTGCCTGCAGCTTCCATGGCTGCAAATACACGTTTGTCTTGACAAAGCACCGCCACGCTTGCAACCTTCATGCCGAAATCTTGAAGGACCTTGGCTAATTTTATACGCTCGCAGTTTTCATCGACCACATGTTTGCCCCCCGATAAACCAAAAACACCAGTAGAAACAGATCCACTAATACCCATGGAGCACACATCTTGGCTCATGGACGAGTAAGATGGTGAGTTAGCAGATGGTGGTGGTATATCTGATGCGTTAGATGTTGTTGAATTCGTTGTTGTTGACGTAGTTGTGTTTGTTTGTCCGTCGTTATTGTTTGTTGTGGTAGCCGTGTATCCACCCGTAATATTTGTATTGGAACCAGAAGTATTTGTCTGTGAATTTGTGTCGTTGGCAAATGACACAGTGCTTACACTAAGTATAAAAGTTAGTAATACTAATAATATTATGTTGTTTTTCATTTCTCCTCCAGAAGAAAATTTTATGTCTTAAATGATGACTTGTCGTAGTTCATACCTTGTATAGGAAACGCTTCAAAAGGCAAACAAAATGCATCAACGGTAACTGAATCTTTGTATACTTGAGGTCTAGCTTCATACAAATTTAAAAATTCTACCTGTGCATTTAAGCATTCTTCTTCAGTTGTATATAATATTCCGTTATATTTTACTGAAGGTAAATTTGGTGCTGACATTAGTATCAGCATAAACCATATTTTAATCACGATGTCCCCTGAAATAAGTTTTTTCAGGGTGGTAGTGTAACCATTTTTTAAATTTATACCAGATATTTCTGATTCTTGTTGCCATATTGTTCTCTTTGTTAATGGGACCCTCACTGCTCGAATGAGCAGTATAGAGTCCACTGGGTGAAATGAAGTTGAGAATTTAGTTATATGTTACAAGGCGTGACAAGTAAAGTTTTTTCTTGACACGATTTGCCGCAGAAATCTGCGAAATAATGTTCTTGTAATGTTTTGGTAAAAATGGTATAATACACGTAAATGAGGATGGTGCAACATTCTCCGAGTATGGCTGAACAACAGTCTCCAGGTTGTAAGGCACGGCTCTCACAAGGTATGGTCGAATGACTGAGGGTGTGAGGGTTGGTACTGAAGTACTTGTTAGCATAGGAAATGTTGACTGGACGGGAAAAGGTTGGGGGTAGTCAAAGAACCCCCCTACTCAAAAAGAAATTATTATGATGAGTCAAAAAGCAATACACACCTGGTTAAATAAATCTAACAAAGGTGATAAGATAACATATTACCGCGGTTACTTATGTGATCCTTTTCTACAGCCAATAGCGCCAACAAATGATCGTGATCGCGTAAAAAAATTAGGCAGCACAGTTTATTCTATGGCAGATAATGGTTTGTTATTATTAGTGCAAAAGAAACACGCTGACTTTGATTATGAATACATAGCGATACGCACATGACCTGGACATTATTTTGGTTTTTATTAATACCTATAAAATTGTATGTTGCTTTTTATTTATTGATATGGGTGTATAAAATATTTTTATACATGATAGGGTTATGAGTGGTCCAATAATTAAAATGGTTAGTGTGCACGATGAACTAAAACGTGCACGTGATGCATTTTATGATGCTATGTTTAGAGAAAACGAAGAAGAAATGTGTGCAGCAAATAATGCTGTAGGTTATTATGAATCAATGGACGGCACGTCTTGTCCAGAGTACCCAGGATTTTAAATGGAAGAAAAACTTATAATAATGCTTGGTTGTATTGTTGTTGTTATATTTATGTTATTATTTAATGAGCGATTATTATGAAGAAAAAATTAAATACACCGGAAGAAAAAAAGCATGCTGAATTACGTGATGCTATAATAAAAGAACGTCCACAAGAATGGGACCATATACAAAAAGAACGACAAAAAATACGTGATGCAAGAGCTGAGGTAGCGTTGGCGGAAGCAGAATCAAATCCTACTGACCCTACAGTAACATTTACACAGCCTGTGGAAGGTACATCAATTGGTGGCATGAAGTCATTCCATGTAGAAAAAGGCGAAGAAAAGCATACATACCAAATTACAACGAAACGTGAGATAACATTTAGTTACATGATTCGTGCAAAGAATGAAGAAGATGCCATGATTAGAACGTTATCCTTTGTTAGTAAAGATGGCAGTGGGCAACGAGAGGATCTTAAAAGACCCATGTATAATAGTAAACCTATGATACGTGAGTGGATAGAAAAAATAACTAAGCTTAGTTAAATGGACATTAACAATGTGCCAATGGTGCGTGTAACGTGGATGGATGCCCGTGACACAGAGACTGGGTGGATTGATATAAAAGATATTATGGCTGCACCTTTAGCGACATGCCAAGAGGTTGGGTGGATGACAGTTAATAATGATGAAAAGATAGTGATCATGCGTTCGTGGTGCTTGGACCGGGACGATAACCATGGGGGTGGTGCTATTGCTATTCCAAAAGGATGGATAAAAAAGATAGAATATTTGAGGGTAACACATGCAGACGTACGAGATTAATTTATGGAAAGACAAAGTAATAGTAGAGAAGATAGTAAAGCAATTTGAAAGTGATGATAAAGTATTGGAATATATAACTAATAATTTTGACACCAGTCCTACACCAGAGTATCCAAGTTTAGATCCTACAAGAGGATATGTAAGGCCAAAGGCATCTGAATACACAATTACGTGGGCAAAAATAAACACGTATGTGCGTAAGAAAGGGCCAAAAAGAATACAACTTACAGAAGAGGAAAAAGAAATACAAAAGACACTAGAAAGATCTATTACAAAAGAAGCTATAGATGAGTGGGGTGCAGAAGAAATGTTAAATACAGTTAGGAAAGACTATTGGAGTCACCCAGATGCAAAAGGATTAGAAGAAAAAAGGTAATGGAGTTATGGGAATTTTGGTTATTATTAATGGTGACTGTGAATACAATACAAAATCTTATTGTATTCTTTGTAGGCCGTAAGTTTAAGAAGGAAAAATAAGGTATTGGCGAGGTATTATGAGTAATAAGAAAGGATTAACACCAAAACAGATGAATTTTTTAGCTAAAATTAAGGATTTTATAGAGGCAAATGGCTATTCTCCATCGTACGAAGAGTTAAAACAAATGAATAACATGAAGTCAAAGAGTAATGTGCATGCATACGTGCAAGCACTAAAAAAGCGCGGATATGTTGACGATATACCATATTCGAAGAGAAGTATTGTCGTATTACCATAGGTATTGTATTGTGCGCTGGATGCTAAAAAGTTTTTTTGTTTTTTTATTTACCGGGATTTGCCAATACCGTAATACCTTTTGCCAATTCTCTATATGGGATAAGGGATACCAGGTATTACGAAGGTATTACGAGTTCATGGGTAAAGAGTCAAATTATTGTATTTTGGAGTTAAAATGAGTGAAAAAGATATATATAACAGTAAGTTAAAGAAGATTGAAGAGAAGGTGGTTGGTAATACCATCCGTAATACTCGTGATATGGCATTAAAACACCCAAGAGGTGCTGATGGATTGACAGATAGGCAAAGAATATTTGTAGATATATATGTTGCTAACGAAGGTAGAATAACACCAACAGAATGTGCAAGACAAGCAGGCTATAAACCTGAACGTGCTGCAACAACAGCTTCTGAGTTGTTGAATGTAAAGAAATATCCTAAAGTGGTACAAATAGTGAACAAAAAAAGAAATGAATTGTACGAGACACACAAGGTAGAAATGAATAAACATGTGACAGAATTAGCAAGACTACGTGAGAAGGCATTACAAGACAAATCACACAGTGCTGCTATAAATGCAGAACGGTTACGAGGACAAGCTGCAGGATTGTATGTTGAGAGAAAAGAAATTAGAACAGGATCTATTGATGACATGTCTCGAGATGATGTACTAAGACAATTAAAGGAGCTAGGATTAACAGGTGAATTCAAAAAAGAGGGAGTCAACACAGTCTTATCGGTCGAAGAGAAATCCGATAGCGAAGGACCTAAAGACATCACGCCAGTATCATCAGAGAGTCAAGAAGAGTAAGAAAAGTTATGACCGCAAAGACGGAAACAAACTTTTGGAAGAGTTTAAAGACATGTTTAAGCGATGGTAATTTTGTTGTGTCTCGTATTGAGTCCTACGTTACGCCAGGTTTCCCAGATTGCGTAGTATTTCATAAAGACACAGGATTTTTTACGCTTGAATTAAAGGTGCTTAAACGTAATAAAAATGGTACCGAAACGGTACTAATTTCACCCTTACAAAATGCATGGCATGTCAAACATGGTATGCTTGGCGCACCTGTATTTATTATGGTATACGACCCAGACTCACGCACCGTAAACGTTTTTCACGGCACCGAAACTCCCAAACTCCGTCAAAAATACACCCAAGGGCCAAGGTCCTTGTGGCATGGTCCAGTAGCCCGGGCGCCCGCTGGTCTTCTGGCAGCTGTCCGAAGCTCGCAAACTCCCAAACTCCAACAAAACCGCCAAAAAATATAGTTGATGTCTTCCATCAGTTGACCAGGGCCCAGCTGCGCAGCAGGATGGTAACTTCTGCCATTGACATGTGGATAACTTTCTGCTATAATAGGACTTAGAATTAGAAACAAAGGAGTTATCATGGTATTACCAGAAGATAAATACGATCCAATAGTGGATGCGTTAAATAGAATCAACGAATCATTAGAAGAACAAAACGATACCTTGCGAAAGATATCACAGCACTATGATAGTGTTGTTCCTGTAATGAAGCGAAATGCTGATAGAGTCGATGAGGCACATTCAGATAACAGAAGTACATTGGACAAGATGTACGAGGTGTTTAGCAACTGAAAGTAGGCAAACTCCCAAACTCCGATGAATATCTCCCTCGCCTATAGGTGGGGGTGATATGGTGTCATTGTAGCCCGGGCGCGATCCCGTTAACCTAAAAAGTTTTTTCGTGGTTTTCCGCCATTATTTTTCGAAGCATGACTGTTGACAGACGCTTCCAGATGGGATACACCTGAAGATAGAATGAGAAAGAGAGGTAAATATGGACTGACTAATGCTACTTATACCTGTAAAATTGGCGGTTTTCTGCCTTTTGGCATGGTACATATTAATATACTAAACAGCTGCGTAGCTGCAGCAGGAGATGCAGGTACTGCTGGTCAGTAGCTGCCAGGCAGCAGGAGCTGCTGCAAACTCCAAACTCCTGGAACAACCAACCAGCATAATGTTGGCTGGTTGTCGACTAACTACACCGGGCGCGCCGGGGAACTGCTGAGTTATGATATATTATAATAGAAAGACATGGTTTGGTACTGCACAGTATAAGAATTGGGTTATCCACAAGATATTTGTTAATGTCCTTGGACGACCGACCTTGGTGTGGTATAATAAGAATAGTTAACTAAGAGGCATGGTAGTTATATCTGTAAGCCCTCGCAAAAAAGGGAAGTCGTGAACACTAACCTAGAGTTAGTGGGGAAACTTCTAAGAATACCTAAAGCCTTCTTCCCTTAAAACTCCCAAGCTCCCTAACAACCAACACAACTAGTAGCTGAAGCTCCCACGTTTATACACCGGGCGCCCGCTTCCTTCCCATCTTCATCCATTCACATCTGCCATCTCGCTACCAGTTATTTGCCCGGGTGCGACAATTTGTCATCTTATTATTGTCTTATTTATGTGCATAGTGGTAGGTTAATAAATAGAAAGAGAAAGATATGACTAAGAATCAATTTAAAGATATTGTTAAACGTGGTTTCTTTAGCTGTAAGTGGAGAAAGAACAACGGACAAATAGGACACATCAAACTAGGTGTACTTGGTAAACTTGGATATAGATTTACCCAAGAAAAGAAAGTGACTGAACACCCTAACTATGTATTAGTATTTAAGATTAATAGTAGAGCTAAAGAGGGGTTTCAACGTTGGGCTAATGTCAATCCTAATACTGTATTTGAGATTAGCGGAAAGAGTTATCCACAATGAATATTATAACATTAATAATAGGTGTATCTATTATGTGGTTTATAGGATATAGCTTTATATTATCAATTAGTTAACAAAGGAGAATTAGAAATGACTAATGAATCTAAAGAAGTAGTTAAAGTAGAATCAGTAAAGGGTGTGGATATTACACCTGTACTTACGGAAGTAGTTGAGTATGCTAAAGACCAAGCAAGCGTTGGCGACCTCGAATCAATTATATCAAGTGTTCCTCGTAAGGATAGCTTGGATTGGAAGTTGATTAGTGGTGTATTATGTAATTCTATTGTTGAATGGATTGCAGAAGATAAAGACAATCGTATGCAGTTGCTACATCATATGCAAGGTGATGTTGGCTATCTGTTAAAGCGACTAGGTTTAGCTGGTTAGTCTCAGCTAATTCTCGAAGAAAGGGCTACTATATGTAGCCCTTTTTTTATGCCCTGACCACAGTATGTAGTGGTTGCCCGGGTGTGACAATATGCTACATTGACTGTGGATAACCTGTGGATAACTTTTGCCCGGGACATAAACGACCCCCAACCCCCCCTTTTTGCGTAAGCATGCTTTGAATTATGTAGAGGCAAGTTTGAGAGTGACAATCTTCGTAAAAAACGTTATAAAAAATTTTTAAAAAAATTAAATCGTTTATGGCTTTTTTAGTTGCGAACTTACCACCTATAAAGGTGTTTGTAAAAAAACAATATTTATATGATCACAAAAAAGGACAAGGAGAATTTGTAGAAGGTGTTTGGGTTAGCTGTAAATCTATCCAAGGTCGAGCACTTTACTTTGAAACGTATCTGCCGGAATATGGTGCTTTATACGATAAGCTCCCTATTAGTGCTTTTGTCACTGCCCCTACTGATCAAGATCTTCCTTTAGAAGAACTAGAACTGTGGGATGCGTTTAGCTATCACTTTACTATTGTAGAAAAAGCTTCGCTTTCCGGCGTTAGATGTAAATTCCTTGCGCCCTCAAAAAAATGGTACTATGGTGAATACTTGTTTACGATTGACAACTGCCATGCGGACAGTAACACCTTAAACACATCTTATTCTGAGGTCCCAGAGGAGCATAAATCGTTTAACATACTAGAATTGGACAATGGTCATTACGCAGCACAGCCAAATAACCGTGTTATATTCTACGATAAGTCATTAACGCCGTCAGAAACGACGCAGCCTGATTTTAAAGTGTCAACAGAGTATTATTCTGTTGAAAATAAGTCAAAATGGACTGCTGGCGACGATGAAAACTATTTTTATGACTTAAAAGAGCAAAAATGAGCAATTTAGAGACGCTTGATACCCAAACTTTAAAGTATATTCTTAAAAATGCGCTGTTAGACAAGCAAGAAAAGTCACAAAATGATTTTTTATCGTTTGTCAAGACTGTTTGGCCTGATTTTATAGAAGGAAAACACCATCGCATCTACGCAGAGAAGCTAAATCGTATTGCAAAAGGCGAATTAAAGCGCCTTATTGTCAATATGCCACCCCGACATACAAAATCGGAGTTCGCATCTAACCTTTTTCCTGCATTTTACATGGGCAACCATCCAAAGGCCAAGCTTATCCAAACAACACACACAGGCGAACTGGCAATTAGGTTCGGTCGGAAGGCCAAGAACGTTATAGAGTCGCCAGAGTACGAAACAGTTTTCCCTACAGTCAGATTAGCAGCTGATTCAAAGGCCGCCGGCCGTTGGGAGTCAAACCATGGCGGTGAATACTTCGCTGCAGGTGTGGGTGGTGCGATTACAGGACGTGGTGCAGACTTACTTATCATTGATGACCCTCATTCCGAGCAAGATGCACTTTCGCCGGCCGTTCTAGACTCACATTACGAATGGTATACATCCGGTCCGCGTCAACGTCTACAACCTGGCGGTTCAATCGTTGTCGTTATGACAAGATGGTCAATAAAAGATCTCACTGGACGGCTGCTCGAGGCCCAGGGTAAGGCAGAAGATTCTGATCAATGGGAAGTTGTCGAATTCCCTGCAATTATAAATGACAAACCCATGTGGGGTAATTTTTGGACCATGAAAGGTCTACAAGGTGTCAAGGCATCTATTCCAGAGTCAAAATGGCAAGCACAGTGGATGCAACAGCCTACATCCGAGGAAGGTGCACTTATAAAACGTGAATGGTGGCAAACATGGGAAGAAGATACAATTCCGCACCTAAAATACATTATACAAAGCTATGATACAGCGTTTAGTGCAAAAGAGACAGCCGATTACTCGGCAATAACAACATGGGGCGTATTTGAGCCTGAAGAAGGTGGTCCGCAAGCATTAATTCTACTGGACGCGAAAAAAGGACGTTGGAACTTTCCTGAACTAAAACAAATAGCACAAGAAGAATATAAATACTGGGAACCGGAGACAATTTTGATAGAAGCAAAGGCATCTGGCATGCCACTCACTCATGAGTTGCAAAAAGCAGGAATACCTGTTATAAATTATACACCCTCACGAGGAAATGATAAACACTCGAGGGTAAACAGCGTGGCTCCACTATTTGAGTCAGGAGCTATATGGGCGCCCAATAAAAAGTTCGCCGAGGAAGTGATAGAAGAATGCGCAGCGTTTCCTTTCGGTGATCACGATGACTACGTGGATTCTACCACGCAAGCTTTAATGAAATATAGACAAGGCTACTATGTTGGGTTAAAAGATGATTACGAAGATGAGAAAACGACACAAGTCGGAGGGAGGGAGTACTATTAATGTTTGGCACAGGAATAATGGCGTTAGCCGATTATCTGGATTTACCAGAGATCTATCAATCGTACGGCGATACTAACGTAGACAGATTAACAAACCCAGATTTATATGCAGACACACTTGTTAGAGCACCAGGAAATGCTTTACTTGATGCAGCAACTTTTATAGGTGATCTTGCAGGTGATATTCCAGGCGCTGTAGTTGATCAATTTGCAAGCGCAGATTATTACAACCCATTTACACAAGAGGGCATGGAAAGAAATACATTAATACCAGGAATTGATTTTCAAAATATTATAACCGACAGAGGAAAAGATACAGTTTCCGCTTTAATAAATGAATTTACAGGACTACCAAGTTTAACTATTGAAAACCCTATGATGGATGAATCATTAAGTAAAAATTTAATGTTAGACACCCAAGCTACTATAGATTCTAAATACGAACCAGAATTTCAAAACATAGCAGACGATGCTTACAATTATGTTGATAGTGTAATGCCTTCATTTTCAACTTTTGCTGTTAACAATCCTAATAAAACAATAGCAGATTATAAAGCAATGGAAGACGAAATGTTTACTGCAAAATTTGATGAATTGTATGATAGCAATTTATCTTCACAATATATGCAAGATCTAAATAATTTAGCATCACAAAGTTCAATAAATAAATTTGGTTATAATATTTTTGATTCAAATGTTGCTGTTGATGATTTAGTTGGTCCAGGATTAAGAAAATTTGATTTAGGTAATATTAAAGTTCCAGGATTACCAAACTTACCATTAAAGTATGCAGCAGAAGGCGAATATGTTCTTCCGTTCATGGAGTATGAAGGACCAGAAAAAGAAAGATTGCAAGACTTAAGTTTTGCCATGGAACTTGGTGGTGGTTTTGGTATTCCATTAGCAAAAAGATTTCTTAGAAAAGGAATGAAAAAACAAGATAGAATAAGCCCTGACTTACAAGACGCAGTTAATGAATACATGAGGGACTAATGTCTAAAGCAAAATTTGCAAAAATTGTTTTTAAAAAAATAAAAGAAGGAATCCCTGGAGGACCTAGAAAAGGTCAAAAGGTAGCATCACACGGCATATATGACGGCAGGCGGTATGAACTTGATGAACTTACTCCTTTAAAGGCAAGGGGAGAAAAGGGAAACTTTAGTTTTCATCGAGACAAATTTATACCACGTGTAGTACTCGCAGATAAACCAATTGTTAATAAAAAACTTAAAACTAGCCTTACTGACGAGGCTATAGATAAGAATAAATACATTATGGATACTCTTGAAAGTATGCCCGATAAGCAATTATTTCGACTTACAACAAAAGAAATGGATAA